GACCAGTAGTACCAGCCCATACGTTTGCAGCACCCTGCTCATCTTGAAATTGTTTAATATCAGTGATACCAGCAAGACGATTTAACTCGCCTACTAATGTACTACCTGCTACACCTGTTGCCATTATCTGTACCTTGCTGTCTTCTTAGCAACTTCTTTAGGTTGCTTACTGAACTGTTTTCCTTTACGTGTATCTTCACGTTTCTTACGGCTAGTGGCTGCATACTCAGATGCAGACAAAGACTCCCTGGCTTTCTTAGGTAGATACCTTTCGCCAGTAGCCTTCTTGCCCTGTGTTGATGGCTTACCAGACTTAGTGCCCCACTCTTCTTTTGTCCATTTAGACAAACTACCTTGGGCTTTAGTCTTAGGACCAGAATATCCACCGCCAGCCTTTTCATAGGCTTGGGCTAATAGTTGCGCTTTACGTGCAGACCACTGGCCTGGCTTACCGCCTTTAGAACCAGACTTAATCCGATTCTTAATGCGCTCTCTCATTTCTGGTTTAGTGTATGCCATTACTTCTTCTTTGCCTTGCCCTTAACTTTCTTTAAGTTAGGATTCTTTTTCTTTGCTGCAGGAGAAGCCTTGCGAGCACCTGCTGCTAGGATTGCACCAGCACGCTCCATTGGAATACCTTGCTTCTTATACTTTATTTGTTCTATTAAACCGCCACCACCAGTGAGCATGACTCCACCTCTCATGACTCCGCCTTTAGGTGTTGGTTTTTTAGTAACGATTGATTTAGAAACTTCTTTAGGCATAGCCTTCCAAAATTGTCTTAAGATTGAAATTGGTACACTTTTGTTACCAATTCTAATAGACTCTTTACCTTTTAATGCATTTGGATTTTGTACAATTTTCCACATGGCTTTCTTTAAAGAAGCATCTTCTTCACCCTTGTAAAGAACTTTTACTTCAGGCTTGCCATCAGTTACTTTTTTAAAGATTTCAAACTCAGGAGTTTTTAATTTTTGTGCTTCTTTAGCAGCCTGTTTAGTATCAATTACTTCCCTAGCCTTGGCTGTTGTATCTTTAGGTGGGGCTTTAGGTTCTGTACGAGGTGGCTTATCTTTATATAAAGGTTTATTTTTAGGACCAGTTTCTTGTGTTAAAGACCCAGTAACTCCTCGTCCCTTTTCGGCTATCATTAATTTTTGATTTACTTTATTAATTATTTCTTGAGTAATTTTAACGTTGTTGTTAACAGTACCTAATAAGTCTTTAACTTTATCACGCTTTATAGCAAGTTTAATACGATTAGTAATAGATGTATTTTTAACCCATTTACCATTTTCGTAAACCATAACGTTGCCGTACTGGTCAACCTTTGCGTCTTTCATTACCATTTCACCTTATCTGCCCAGTATGCTGCGGACATTTTGCCCTTAGCAATATTACGACCGTGGCGAGCCTTAAACGAGGCACGCTTCTTTTTCATGCGGTCACCTTCGCCAGCCTTTGGTTTGCCCGCAGTCTTTGCACCCTGTTCACCAAATCGAATAGTCTTAACTTGACTACCTTCTTTAGCCACTACAATGTGTGACTTCTTAGGATGAGTAGGAGTACGCTTTGGTTTGTTGTAACCTGATACGCCTGCTCTGGCTAGGCGTGAGTCTTTACTGCTTGCCATTCTTAGTTGTCCTAGGCATTGGAGGAACCTTGTATCCACCGCTAGTAAATGGTTGGTTGCCAGTTGGGTCAGCAATCATTTCACCTGCACGGTGCTTGTAATTAATATGCTTACATCCACAAGTTGCACACATTATATAACTCCTACTTCATTGAGGGACTTAACGATTTTCTTATCTTGTAACTTCTGAGCAGAAGCAACAGCGGTACCGCCATCATAGGCTTTGCCCATATTCTCGGATGCCTTTACAGCAGCCTGAATCTTTTTCATTGATGTGCCATCAGGCTGTATGCCTTGTGCACGTGCAGCAGAATAAGCATTAAGTTCTGCTTCCCACTTCTTCTTGCTGGCCATCTTGTTTCCGTTAGCATCTCCAGTGTTCATCTGGATATTAGATGCTCGTAAACACTCACCCCAGTTGGCGTGGTCTTGTGTAGGACACCCAGTTCTACAATTACTCATACTGTTATTACCTCATATCCTGCAGCAATTAAGTCTGCAGCAATCGCATCTGATACTGGATATTCGTGACCACCAATGTAAACCTCAGTAGCCAATGCAATCTCATCTTGGGATGGTTCACGTATTTCTACATATTGACCATCTATCTTTAATACGCTAATACTTCTTAACATTTTATAGAAGTAAAATAAGCGATGTCCACCTATTGGTCCTTCTTCAATGGTAGGTGGAATTAATACGTATCCCATTAGTTCCTTTCGTGAACCTAAGAATGGTAAGGGCCGAAGCCCTTACCAAACTTAAAACAACGAATCAGGTTGCGTTAATGCTTGAGCCTGTTTCAATGCGATACAATGCTGCCTGACGGTAGATTGCAAAGCCAAGTACTCCGTACCATCCGATTGGACGGAAACGCATTAACTTGTCTGTAACAGGACCAATCACTACGTGTGGCTCTTCTGATACGGCTTCTGCCAATGCTTGCTTTCCAGCGAAGTATGAGCGGAATACACGTGCAGAGGTAGCACCATCTGTAGCGTTGTATAGACGTGGAGACTCGATAAAGTAAGCACCTTCGTACTCACCAATCTCTCCAGCCCAGATGTTATCATTTGACTGATACTCATGTGGAAGTCTCCAACCGCCTGCGCCTGTTTCGGCGCGTAGGTCGTGTGAGACTTCTGGGTGTACGGCAGCCCAGTACATTGAACCCTTACGAGGAACAGCCTTACCTGCACGTAGTTTGGCTACTGTCTTGCGAACAAGAGCAGAAGTCAATCCCATGCCTGATGTAACGGTTCCTGTAGAGGTTGCAGCACCACCATAGAATACGTTGTCGCCAGCACGTAGTGTAGTCTGGGCAACTTCGTCAACGCTGTCAGCCATATTGAAAGCGATGATGTCAGCAATTGCTGGGTCAACATCGGCTAGGCTGAATAGTTGCAACTTGCGTGTTACAAGTGCAGCATTTCCGTATTCGGCTAGTGTAACGGTAACCTGTGAAGGTGTACCTAGTGCTACTGAGTTAGGGTCAACTTGCTCTGATAGAGCAGTTGTAGCCTGTGACAAATCTGTGTAGATTTGTAGAACAACTGATGAACCTGGCATTGCTTGTTGTGCTGGACGCTTGTCAGCAACACTACGAAGTAGTGGCTGGGAGCGTAGTGCGAACTCAACAAGACGGTCGTATGCCTTCTGAACGAGACCTGCACCATTAGATGGTGTGAAGGTACCTACGTTAGAAGCAGTGTTATACTGACCGCCACCAAGGCCACCATTTGTTGACTGTGCGCCGCCCGAGAGGGCAGTATAAACAGTTGACATTTAGTTTCCTTTTGTAGTTTAGTAGTTACTAATTACTGCCAAAGATTAAATTTTCTATTTCCTCAGCAGATTGGGCTTGGTCAAGGCGTAACATCATGTCATCTAAGCCAAAAGGTGATACGGCATCAGTAGTGATGGCATCCATTTGTCTCATTTGAGCAAGTGTTCTTTCTTGTTTAGGCCCGTCGTTTTGAACGACAATTCCAAAGTCTTCGCCATTTTCAAATACCCATTCCTCGATAGCCTCTGCAGATGCATCGATGTCGGATGGGATGTATTTAGCAATTGATGTGCGAACACCCATGGACTCTAGAACGGATTTGACAGTTGACTTGCGTTGCTCCGTACGGAGTGATTGCAGTTCTGCTTCCAGTTCCTTTGCACGCTTTTCATTAGCACGTGCGGCACGGCGCAACTTCTTGACTAAATCGGTTGAGTCATCCTCAATACCGTAGTCATCATCGTCGTCATACCATTCTTGATTGTTGCTCATAGCAACTATCTCCCTTTCTTTGTTGTTATTCGCAGCGCACAATGCAATCGGGGTAATTACATCGGATGCTACTATCGGACTTTTACATAAGTGAGGCCGACCGATTCACTTAGATTCTAATATGAGCCTGTTCGTCTACGACCTAGGCTTGTACTTCCAGCAGTACCTGACTGTCCCATGAATGCTGATTGCTCTTGCTCAGCAAGACGACGGCGACGTTGAGATTGCATTCCTTGGAACTGCTCTCGTTCTAACTCTCGTTGCAATCCAGAAGCATCTGGAGTTGTACTTGTGTACATCTCTGATAGTTGTGTTAAACGTGGTTGAGTCAAAGCAATTTGCTCAAATCCAGCACGGGCTTGTTCACGGGTTACACCCATACCTGCTAACTCAGAAGCAGCACTAACATCAAGTCCACGAGACCTAGCCTCGGTTCCAACTTCAGCAGTTCGTATTTGTCGTTGTAATTCAGTTGCTCCCTTGTCACCAAGAAGCAATGCTTTGGCCACTGAGGTGCGTGTAGACAATGGGTCAAGTTTAAGAGTTGTTTGTAACTCAGACTTTAATCCAGTATCAGCACTGTCATAAATGTCAAATACTTTTGTAACTCTATCTTCTAACTCAAAAGGAGATACTTGATTTCCAACTAGTTGACCAAAGGTAGAACGATTAGCAAGTTCACCTAATCCTCTAGTTACTAATGCTTCTCTGTATGCTCTTTCTTGTGCAAGATAAGTTTCAGCATTAAGAGGTTCGATACCTTTTTTAACTAAATCTACGTTGCCAGAAAAACGCCTAGAAAATACACTATTAGGATTGGTGTAGTCTTGCATTTTAAGAATAATAGTATCAGAGTCTAATCCACTTATAAAGTCTGGATAGGCCGACTTAACAATCTCGTCAATGAAAGCATCTTCCTGGTCAAAGAATAAAGACTTTAAAAATACTTTTAATTGTGCGCTAGCAGTTTGAGCCGCTTCTGTTTTTAATAAATCTTTTTCTATTTGTTCAACAGTTTTACCTACGGTAGTTCCCTTGCCAGGGACTATTGCACCACCACCATCAGTTGAAGTTGTAAGTTCAGGCTTTGGTACTGTACCTGCTTTATAAATTTTAATGCCAAAGCCCTCTACACCTGTACCTCTAGGGTCAGAAACGCTTTCATACTTTGCTGCTAATTCAGGACGAGTATTTTGTAGAATACTTAATGCGTAACCAGGGCCATCAGGTGAAGGGTCAGAACTTCTTGAGCCAATACTGTCTTCAATTCTTTTTATTAAATCAGCAACACTATAATTTTGACCACCAAATACTACAGTATCACCAGCAGTGGTTTCTTTTGTAAGTGCGGGTAACTTTGTTACCAACTTACTTTCTGTTTCGTCAATTAATGCTTGACGTTCATTTATTCTATCTTCAATTTTTTTAAATTCAGGAGAACCTGGTTTGGTTTTTTGAATACGCAATTCATCTGCTGTTTGATTCTTTATTAATTTGTCTAAGGCAGCAGATGAAGGTGTTGGTACATTAAAAGAACCACCACCATCTATATTCATTTGTGAATAATCAATTGTCATTACTAACCCAATCCAGTTATTTTGTTTACGAGTTTTTTACCAAAATCTAAATACGTATCTCTGGCATTTTCAGTTGTTTGCCAACGTGGGTCACTACGTAATTTTTGTTTAAATGTTCCTAAAGGCATAGAGGAATAGTTGCCTTTATCATCTTTGTAAGTTAAAGCGTCTGAGACATACTTACCAATACCGACAGGATTAGTAATATCAATTTCGCTCTCATCTACTTCTAGTAACTGAGAAGCCCAACTACTATAAGTATCTCCAATTTCTTTTACAGTAACGCCTTGCATAATTAAATCTTTATATCCAGGGTATAGGTTGGCAGCATTACGACGAATCTTATCAATGATATCGTCTTGAGTTACATCACCCTTTACTACTTGCATAGCATAAGTAGCAGCCATATCTTCACTGAGACGCTGGCCATAGTTACGAGCCTGCGCCATAAAATCATCTTGGTAAGTTCCTAGAGTACCACCTAAATCAAAGATAGTATCTGGATTTTTTTCTAAAGTTAAAAACTCTGCCTTGACTGTGTTATCAACTTCACTTCTCCAATTGTTATAATTATCACGGTATAATTTTTTAGCCCGCTCAACTAACTTTGGGTCAGAACTTGAAATCCTTTTGCCAGTAAATATAGCAATTCGGTTTGATAATTCTCTAGTAATATCATTAATAGTCTTACCATAACTAGCAGTATCAGAAGCCTCTGCTGCCTGAGCAAGACGTTGGTTTTCAGTATTCTTACTATACCACTTACTGGCTTGAATAGCAGATTTAAATTTTACATCAGTCCAGTTTTCTTTAATGGCAGTTGTAAGTACCTTCATCAACTCTTTGTTGTTAACAAATAAACCATAAGCATAGGCATAACGCTCAGCAAAGATACGCTTTTCTTGTTCAGTTAATGCGCCTATGTCACCATTAGCAGCGTTTAATTTATCGCTGATTTTCTGGTAATCATCTTTAGGCGTTATTTTATCTTCTGCCACTGTATCTCCGCTTGATAGTTTTATTGTTTCAGTGTTAGCCATATCAGAACCTATGATACGTAGGGCACTTCTAGCACCCTCTACACGTGTATCTAATCTTGGTTTACCAGGTTTAACATAACTAGACATTAATATCTCTGTTGCTTGGTCTACATTATTAGATTCCTTATAGGCTTTCAAATCAATTTCACCGCGAGATGAGTAAGCCTTTAATTCATGGTCAATGTATGCAATTTGAGTTTTAAAATCCAATGGGTTAAGTTTACGTCCTTTGGCCCACTTCTCTAATGCAGACCAACGAGCATCTTCAGTCCATTGTAGAATACCTCTACCTGGGCCACCACCAATTTGCTCTTGGGTTGGCTTTAGGTTTCTACCTTCTCCAATTAGATTACCTAAAATACCAGCAGCAGCCGCTTCACTATAACCTCTTTTGGTAAAGAAATCCATAGCATATTTAATGCGACCTTCAACTGTATTAAGATTTTCTATTTTATCTATTTTTTCTATTGAGATTGATTTTGCCATTTCAACAGCCCTAGAATAATGGATTGTCGATGGCATCCAATAGAGCATCGTAGTAATAAGTGCCAGCCCTAAAAGCAGCACTACCTTCTTGGGAGCGAGCAAATTCAGTCGCCATCCTTCCGCCAGCACCACCTATCCCTCCAGAGACAGTTGCACTAGTTCCAGTCGTGGTTCGAACTACAGGGTTCTTACGCTCAAAAGCATTTAACTGAGCGGTGAACTGGCTGAGTTCGTCCTGCGTTGCTTCCCTTCCTAAGTACTCACGCAAGGCATTATTAAGTGTACTATATGCCTCGTCCTTTGTACTAATTGTAGTTTCAGTTGTGGTGGTTTTGTCAGCACCACCTCTTTGGATAAAGTAATCCAAACCTTCATCTAAAGTAAATAGTTTAGTTTTTGGATTAAGTTGAAAACGGCGATAGTTTTCGGTACTAACTTTACGTGCAATATTAGTCATTGCATTACGAAATGCAGAATCAACTTCGCCATCTACAACGGTACTACGTGGTAATTCTCCAGCCTCAATTAATCTTTTCTTTTCTTGAATAACTGCTTCTGGGTTACTAAAATATTCATTAAATATTTTTTGATTGTACTGCTCAACAGGTATAACTTTAGTAGAAGAAATGGTACGACGAGCACCAGGTACTTTAGGTTTAGCCCTATCTTCTTCTTGATAAATTAAAAAACCAGTGTTAATGTCTTCTTCTTTATCTTCAGGATTAAATATTTGTACAAGTCCTTGTTCTTCATCTTCATTCAAAAGAACATATTTTAATCCACCAACTGCTGAACCTTGAGCAGTACCAAACCCAACAGTTTGATTTAATCTTTCATTAACCGAAAGTGATGATTCTATCGTATCAAGTTTACGTAGTAATTCATCTTGTTGTTCTTGTAAGTTACCTTGCTTTACAGGTGCAAGAGGGCCTTTAGTTAAATCAACTGAAGGCTGAATACTAGTACCTGTAGTTACAAATTCTTTACCCTTAGTACTTTTTTCTGATTGCTTTTTAATTTGAGCATTTACTTTATTAAGTTCTGCACGTAGTAAAGTTTGTAGTCTACGCTTCTCAAAATTATTTAAATCAACAAGAGCAGTTTTTAATAACTGCTCATCAGTTAATGCCATTAGCGAGACCTTTCAAGTACTGGTGCAAATAGTTTATCAATTGCTAGGTTTAATGCTGGGTCATTACCAGCAATTCGCTCTAGTTGAGCGACTGAATCTTGGCGAATGTTTCGCACTTGTTCAGGTGTTAGTTGTTCTCCACCCATACCAATAGCCCAGATAGAACGAGCACTATCATATACTTTCAACATTAAAGATAGTTTCTGTGCCATCTTAGGATTAGGTGCATCTCCTGCAGCAAGCATAGCCCGCAGTTCATCAACACCAGTTTGTTGCTCAAAGGTGTTGAATTCATACGCTGCTAACTGTTCTGCTAGTAATGGATTAGCATTCTTTAAAGCACGCAATGCTTCTGTTGATTGAGCGCGATAAGCAGACTTAACAGTTTCTATAGGAGTAGAATTAATTTTTTCTTGCCACTTAGCCTTAACAGCATCATACTCAGTGCGAGCCTTCTTGGTTTCCATTTCCATTACGAAGTCTTCAATTGGACGATTTTGAGTAAAGCCTTGTAACTTTAAGAATGTGTAAGCATTGATATCAAACTCACCAATTTGTGGTGCAAATAATACACCAGTTGTGCCATACTTCTTAATAAAGTTACCGTTTTCTCGTACCCAATTTGCGGCTTCTTTAGTCTTATTAAGTTTAATTAAACCAGTGTTCTCAGACCTTGGAATTGTATAGGCTAGCCTTCCTGGATTCTTACGAGTAAAAATAGCCAGTGCTTCTCCCCATGGGTCTGCTGAGCCTTTG